TTATCGTTTAGGAATATTTAAATACCAACGTTTGTCATGGAAATCTTGCGCACCGCCTTTAGTGTTTCCCTCTGGATCATTTGTTGCCCGCATCATGACGTATACTTTCTTATTAGGGAAGTTACGCATATTGAACGATACATGATAACCAACATTTCCATAAGTGCCATAGGTTTGATTTACGTCTGGTCTATAAATTCCATCAGCTCTTACTCGAGCTAATTCTTTCCCAGTATTGTAGTCCATAATGAAAATATACTCGTATTTATAGTTAGCGATGTGCCATCCAGCTACATGCAAGTTTGCGTTTTCGATTTCTCCGAACTGATCAATGTGGGCGTAATTTGTTCCATCTGTAAGTGTAGGGTTTGCTGCACCTGTTCTAGTTGGATCAATGACTGGTTTATCATCTGAAGTCGTTGGATTTTCATCGGTAAATCCATGAGCTAAATCATATGCTAATTTTTCTTTACTTACGCCCATTTCTGATAAGTATCCATACGGATCAGTATGATCGCCCCAAATGTTTTGAGTTACCCATAAATGCGATTTGATTCCTGGTTGGTTATAAGGAGTGTCTAATGTTAATGGAATACCATATTTTATTGCTGAATCTCTAGCCAATTCAACGTATGCCTTGTAGTTTTTCTCAAACGTTGCTTTATCATGTGTGTGTTGTAACTCAATCTGCACAGAACTGTTGGCATTAGCATATGAACCAGCGCCATACTGCACATAACCAGGTTGACCGACTTGATAAACAATTCCGCCGTCTCCCACAATGTAAGCAGTGTAAGCACTAGTCCATGAACGTTGCATATACTGCGCTTCATTTCGACCTGTAGCAGTCTCGTTTGCTGTTTCATGCAATAGGATGTACCGATTATTAGCTACTTGAGAGCTACCTTCATTTACACCTAAAGCGAACTCATCGTTGATCGTGTAAGCAAACCCATTAATTGGCAATAAAAAAAGAGCCGTTAACAGGCTCATCGCAGTAATAGTAATTTTCTTCTTCATTTGTTTCCTCCTATTTTTTTAAATTATAAGCCGACACACCAGTGATAACGCCTAAAAATGTTGCTGCTGCATTGATAGTGAGTACTGTCATATCTGTTCCATTCCATCCATAGGCTTTTCCTAACGTGGCTACTAAAACAGATGCAGCTGGTAAAACTGTTAAAACCGTCCATTTAATGATTTGATAATACTTATCTGGTAAAATCATTTCTTCTCACCTCCTTTACAATTTAGTCAAGAAATAGCCAATGATTGTAATGCCTAAGCCAATCATATAGCCCCAAGCCCATTTATTATTGTTCTTCATTTCCTTGATGTCTTCTGCATTGTTTAGTGCTATTGAATAGGCTTTATCTGCCAAATCTTTTGCACTATCAGCCTTTTCTCTAAGTGATTCGTAGTTGTCTAATTTTGTTTCAATTCTTACTAATCTCTCCACAACGTCTTGGAGCGCTTCTTCTTTCATGTTCCACCAACTTTCCAACAAAAAAACGCATCACTTAAGATGCGCTCTCTTCTTTGCTAATGATTTTATCTGCTTCTTCGTCTGTAATGCATAGTGGAACGAATAGACGAACTTGATCGTCAGTAAAACAGCCCCAATCATACATCATTTTTATATCGCTAAAACTAAACATACTACTCACCTCCCTTTGAAGCTGGATTTAGTTGCTTTTTAATTTCTTCAATGTCCTTGCTATTTTGGAACGAAGTAAGCATCATTTTTGAATTGATTTGTGCTAAACTATCCGCTTTTTCTTTCAATGCAGTATTTTCCTGTTTAATTGCTACATTGTTTAGCATGAGTTTGGCGTTGAGCTGTTTTAAATCGCCGTTCTCATTTTCTAACGACTCATACATCGCTTTGAGATTGTTTAAATCGTTGTGATCTAGTACATTCACTAAAACAATCCATTGGTTCAATTTAGGATCAAACATCTGATCAGCAATCGTTAGCGGTTCGCCATCAGCACGAATCCCTTCAAGCGGTGGCTGATCCGTGTAGGGAACGGACACAAGCATGTCGTCCAATACTTTTCCTGCGTACTCTCCACCAGTACGTCCGTATTTCCAAATGTTTTTCATTTATTTCACTCCTTCACTTGACTATTTTCTGTTGGTGCTGGCGCAAAAACCAAAGCAAATCCTCGAACAGCTAATTTTTTAACTGGCGTTGTTGGTGAATCGATGAATCGCACAATCGGCTTACGTGCGTCACCAAAATTATTTTCTACAGTTATATGATAAGAACCAAATCCACCATCCGTATAGTCAGGCTGACATACTCCCCCTAGCCAAAGATACCCACCAAAAATATTCGGAACGTCGCTGTAAGTAAACGAGGCATTGCCATCTGCTCCCAACCGAATATAACTGCCTTTTGCATATCCCTCTGTTTTCTGGAACGTTAGAGTTTCCCAAGCCAACCATGCACAACCGCCCAAATAGATTGCCCCATGCTTGGTATATTTATCGGTGTCTATGGCTTTAGCATATTCAACTGCCACGTTGACTCCACTTGATTGTAAACCTTCTGCGAAGTTCTTAAGCCCTAAAATAGTCTCAGGTTCGGTTAAGCTTACCGAATCATTCAAGCTTTTTTCAGCATATTCTGGTGTTATATCCCAACTGTAATCATTCGGATCATTGCTGTCTTTCAATCCTTCACCGAAATATTTAAACTGACTAATATTAGGGGTTCGGGTGTTGCCTTTTTCGATCTTGAGCCAGTCAATTTGGCATGCGCCAACACTTTCACTTGGTGTTTGAACTATTTGAAGTACTTTAGGGCCAGTACTTACTTCATTTGGTGTAAAAGTTAATGACCACACATCTGTTAGACCTTCCACAGGTGACAAGTTGCCATAACCAGCAACGCCTGGATTGAAAACTCTAAAGCGTTGAGTTGATGGTTTTGTTCCCTTTAACGTAATTGTATAAGTTTCTCCTACAGCAAAAGGCTCTGTCATATTACCTTGATATAACGTTGAAACGCTACTTTTAATGGGAAATGTTTTTGTAGGGTCAGCAATATTCTCTCCCAATGAAATTTTACTCAAATAATATGGTGCATCAAGTAAGTTAGGCTGATATGGTGTGGCTGTTGAGCCGTATTCAATCTTAACATCGCTAACAATCACACTACCGTTTATATCACCGCCTGCCTCAATGTCTAAATAAAACCTTGATAATTCTGCGATTTCATAATTAACAGTTGATGTACCCTTTATTATTATTTCTTTACCTACTACTGCTCCGTCACTGATAGCAGCAAGTAATATTGTACCACCGTTAGATTTGCGATAAGATACTGTTATCTGGTCAATGTTACCAGTTGTACCTTCCTCTATTTTAACTTTTGCGCTTATAGTATACGTTTTACCACTAACTAAACTAGGCATGTCAGTTTCAGTATACGTCCAAAGATGGTTGACCGTTTGAGAAGTTAAACGTATACTATTGTGTCCTACGTCTGATATTAAGACGTCACTATCGCCCTGTTTCCTAAATTCAGAAGCTTTAATTACACGCATTAAATTTGGGTTTCCACTATAATCATAGCCCCCGAAGTCGATGCTGTTACTGTACATCTTTTTCAGCTTGCCGAGGTCGCTGATTTGCTGATTGGTTTGATTCATCTTGTCTTCAACTGCTTTAAGATTGTTTTGTGCCGATGTAACGTTTTGAGAAACGGTATCAATCTTAGTTTGTGTGTCTTGTAGTTGCTCTGTCACCTCGTCAACAGTTTGATCAATTGCTTTTGTGGCTCCCTCTACAAATTCATTTATTTGATGGTTTGCCTTTTCAATTGTAGAATCCACATTTGTTAATGCTGCGTTAACAGCATCTGTCGCCTCTTGCTTGACCCCATCAAGCAGTTGTTGAAAGTCCTTAAAATAATATTCTCCATTCAATTGAACATCGCCATCAATGATAGATTTCTCAATATTAAAGGTAAATGCCAAATTGTCGGTATGACTGCCATCTGGAAAATCGATGTAAACATTGGCATCAACTTTCCCCTCATAAGAAAGTAACATGTCAGGAATCGGATATTTTACAACGCCTTGCATGTAGCTTTCAGTAATAATCTGGTTATCAAAAATTGGGAACTCCTTTTTTTCTTCCCCTTGATAGATGTACATAAAAAGACGAACAGTCGCATCGATTAAATCGGTTGGACTTCCGTCTTGATTTTTAATTTGAAACTGTAATACACCAGCGCTCTTGTCGTAAGACTTAAACGTAAATCCAGTGATTTTTGTAGCTCGGCTGACTGGTTCTGTCGGTACTACAATTTCTCCCGTCTTTCTATTCATTTGCTCCCTCCTTAGTAACTGTACTCACGGCTTGATTCTCTCCCAAATCCAAGCATGGTCACCTTTCTATTCTCCGTGTCTACGCTAACTACAACAAAAGCATCTTCTTGGACCGTGCCGATTTTACTATCATCACGCACAAATGCACAATCAAGTACCGTTGAATAAAAACCACCCATTTGATCTGGTGTATAGAAGTATTCTGCATGTCTGTGTCCTGCAAAAAAACCAATAAAATTGCTTTCATTGCGATTTGAGAAATCAACTGACAAATTTACAGTATAGTCTTCTAATGCTGAAACTAGCGTTGTACTCGTTTTTGAAACGAACGCAGAAATGAGTTGTTTAAGTAAGTCGCCATTTTTGATTTCACCAGGTTCAATACCGTCGGGTTGTACAGGCACATGTGTCGCCATAATGACATGATAATCTTCTGGTAATGTTCCTAGTGCCTTTTCTGAAATCCACTTCAACTGCTGTTCGCGCAAACCGTGTATCCACTGATCTGTATACTTTAGTGTTCCATTTGCATTAGTTGCCATCGAATTATCTAATGTATCAATGATTACCAGACGAATCTTCTTCTCATGAAAATCTTTATAGTGGTACTGTCCTTCTGTGTCGTAAACTTTCCCATTTTGATCTAGATATTTTTTGAAAATAGCTAACTGCTCTGCTCCTGTTAAAATATCTTTTTCAAATACTTTATTTCCTTCATTAGTTGTATCCCAAATAAGAGTACCCGCATCGTGATTTCCTCTGACAATAAATTTATTTGAGTTGCTACCTTGCGAGAATCGCTCACAATAACGTTCTAAATTGCGAATATTGATTGATTTGTCTTTGTGTTCGCTATCCACGTTGTCGCCTAAAGCAGCGATAGCATCCAAATCATTCTGAATGTACAGAATATTATTCAAATTTTTTAATGAGCGGTAAGCTTGAGTCCGCCAAGTCCCCTCATCGAAATGTGAATCTGTTACAATCCCTAAATTAAAAGCACTAGGATTTATTTTTGCTTTGAGTTGTTCTAGTGCTTTCACGAAATACAGCCGAGGCAACGTCTCCCCGGCTTCATCTGGGAAATTCATCGGCTGTTGTCCAAGTTCCAGTGATATTGTGAGCATGACTTCCATCCATCGCTACTTTTAATTTTAATGTTCCACCTGTCGTAACGCTTCCGAAATAAGTATCAAACATTGCTGGCACATAGTTCACTACACCTGTATTCGTTGTTGGACGAAATCCTTCTGGAAACGTAGTTGGTGTAAAAATCGCATTATTTGCAGCTTTCGCATTATCTAGCGTTCCAACAGAGGCATTCATGCTCACCGTGTCTCCTATCCGAGTCAAATAAATATCCCCCCATTTACATTCTGACAGGTTAGTAACTGGATAATGCTTAGTTACCATATTCGAATCGTAGAAAGCTTTGGTCGTTTCCGGAGTCATTAATTTTGTGTTATTAACTCCGAGCTTTGCTTCCTCATCAGTTGCTAATCTTGCATCTGTTTGCTGAGTTACTCGTTGTGGCGTCATAAATTTGTCGGCAGCCATTCCTTGTTCTGCTTCAGTTTTCGTAGCTGTTGCAAAATTATCTAATCGATTGGTACGTCCATCAATCTCCGCAATTTTATCAATCAAGTCGCTAAAATCTTTATTATCCACAATCCCTGCAATCAAAGTTTTGTACCTCTTGTAGTACTCGACTAACTCTTGTAAATCCCAAAAGTAATTTCCTTCCCAAATGTTTTTGCGTATACCAGGAAGCACACGATAATTGAAACGCATCGTACTAAATAAATCAGATTCCGGTTCTTCGCTGTCGGCAAAACTGAACCACGCTTCGAATTCTCCGACCTTTTGTAGAAACGCATCGATCAGTGTATAAGAAACGCGACTATTAGCATAGTCAACGGATTCTACCTTATCTCGCACTTTATAAGGACCAATTTGTGCGTTAAAAAAGACAACTTTATTATCAAAATCTAAAAGTTGTCCTTCTTCAACTATTTCAGCCTCGAAAATTTGGCTGTTTTTATCATCTTGAATGATACGAATAAGCGGAATATTATTATTTGGCTCTGTCGTACTTAAAATTATTTTATGTTTAGGCACTTTCTTACCTCCTTAAAAATCAATGTAATCTCTTGCATTATGGAAATGACCAGAAGAGGATGGATAAAATTCATCCATAAATTGGAAATGAAGATGTTCTCCAGTGGATGGTCCTGTTGTCCCCATTAGTCCAATTTGCTGACCTGCAGTTACTTTTTGACCTTTTGAAACATCCACACGGCTTTGATGTGCATAGCCTGTATACATTCCATCAGCATGTTTGATCACTGTCCAATTTCCATACCAGTCATAATAGTTGGCATCCCCTGCAACGATCACTTCACCATCTGCTGATGCAAAAATTGGTGTATTAGGATTTCCATTTACAAGGTCAATACCGTTATGAAATTCTTGCGCGCCTGTAATTGGAGAAGTGCGCCAGCCAAATTCGCTCGTCACTGTGATTGGATCCGCAATTGGTTTTATATACCCTTTCGATGCAGGAATTTCTAAATTTTTGAACTTGTCATACCATTCTTGTGCCCATGTCGTCCGTTCTGGATGTGGATCACGTGGACGTTCAAAGTTAGCCACGAATGCTTGTGCTGCTGTGTTGATATCGGTCAGATTCATGAATTGTGTCCATGTGTAAGGATAAGCACTAGTTGCGATCCATTGACCATTCGGCGCATGCCACATCAACAATTTGAACTGCGCCGTGATCGTGTCTGGATCATCATTGATGCCAGCCTTTGTCATTAAATTGATCATGTAGACACGTCCGCTAGTTGCGCCAGAAGAATCCGTCCATTGCCATACACCATAACCGAACCCAGGCGCGCCATTACCCTCATCAGCGGTTGGATTAGCATCCGATTCTCCTTGTGCATTGCCAAGTAAGGCTGCAGCAGCTTGTTTAGTAAAGCCAGCACCTATTGCCATTGCCCAAATCTGCCAATAACGTTTATCCCGATCAGTAGTTACTTCTGGTGGATATTGTCCATTCCAACCGTTATCGTTTCCTCCAGTATTGTCTCCTCCATTATTGCCTCCACCGTTTGTATCGATTTTAACGCCATTCACATATAATTCTTTGACATCTAGACGGCCATCCATGGTTATATTCCCTTTTGAAAATTTACCATCACCGTAAAGATTATATTTGCGCTTATCAGCAGTAACATCTGCTGGAATTTGAAAAACAGGATTTCCTCGATCGCCGCCGTCCCCAGCATTAATGGAAAAAATATAGTTTGGCTCTTTCCAGACAGCAAAGCCGTTAATCCCTTTAGAACCATAAGTAGATACAATTGAGCCCAAGCGTTCTCCATGTACATCATCTAGTCCAGTAGACTTGACTTGTTTTTCAAAAGAAAGTTCCCCTCCTTCTGCCACTAATTGGAAATCTTTATCATCCAATGTCTTTAAAGCTACCCCTTGCACGAGAATACCTGAAAGAATTCCTGCTTTAATAAAATTAGCATTGAAAGTTCCATCCAACGTCCACGCGGTCGTGCTATCGCCATTGTGTACATCTTGGATTGTTTGCCATTCACCTTTTTTACACTGTTTGAAAGATATTCCTGAGTTATTTTGGACCATAAAAAAGCGTGATCTAGGAATGTTAGGTCCATCCATATAAACAGTTTCATAGATTTCTCTACTATCACTAACACCAGCTTCAATTCCATTTACCCAATAAATAGAACCGCCATTATCTCCTGCGCCTCGCATAATGTCATCTTGATATTTTCCAATTTCTGTCGATTCGTAAAATGTCATTTTGCTAGATTCTAAACTATTAATATTATTGACAATAGAAGCCGTTTGTTTTCTAACATCTTGTGTTAAATTATCCCCTAGTTCGATATTCGTTTGACCGGTAAGCCGATTGAATGTAGTTTTATAAATACGAGTTTTATAGTGATAACCTTTATCGTATCTGTGAATAGTCACTGTATTTCCTATCACGTCTCCTCCAGTGACTTCAGCTTTGAATTGTACTAACGGTCTAGCAGAATCGATTAAGGTTGAATAAGTATTTTTAAGTAATTCTGTTGGATCATCTATATCATCAAACACTACTACGGTTTCTCGTTTTCTCATTGAGCCATCTTTTTGTGGTATCCCATACTTTTGAGTTGCTTCCGGATCTTCAAGCCAATTTTGGCCTTTAGGTTTATCTAAAGGATCACCATTCGACTTTTTCCATTCAACATCAGTGAATTCAATTCTTCTACCGTATCCGTCACCAACCTCTTCGCCTCGCCCGCGGCCTATCATTGAAGTTGAGATTGAGCTTCGATCTATCTCTCTTACAACTGTTAATGCTTTACTACCATATACAAAACGTGTATTCGATTCTTCACCAATTTGTTCATATACTTCGATCCATTTATCCTTTATTCCATCAGAATTCAAAGAACACCTAAAGACAAATTCCATACCTAAGGTTTGCAATTCTTTCAACGCTTCTTTTACAGAGACATAGTAAAAAGTTGCAGTTACTGCTGGTAACATTGCTTCTACGTGACCAACGCGCCAATTTCCTTCAGTAAATTCAATCAATCGATCAAGGACATTTTTTAAGGGCTGCCCACTCGGTCTAATATCTTTGATGATGTAAGCATCTAATTCATTCGTTGCAAATCCTAACCCTGTAAACTCTAATGTTTCAGATGGGTCGCTCACTTTAGTAATTCGATACAACGAAAAAGACGACTCGTTTTCACGAATCGCCATATATCTTGCATCCTCTATTTCTTTATCATATTTTGTCGTAACGTAAAGAGTATCTTTCATTAGATCACTCTTATCAGAACTAATTTCTTTTTCTTGGGAGACTTCAATCAAACTTCTTGTATTTTTTCTTTTAATAAGTTTTTGCAAGTGATCAAAGAAATAAACTGTCTCACTCAAATTGTCGCCCCCCTATAGAATATTTTAAGCTTCCCATTATTGCTAGTTATCTTCTGACCTTGCTTAAGATAAAAGTTCTCAAAATCACTTTCTAAATCAATCATAGAAGTACAATCTTCTCCGTTTACAGTTACCTGCTCATCGGAAAAATCAAAAACCAACACGTCTCCTGTTTTTATTGCCGCATCAGTAATCATGATATTTTGTTCTCCGTTTGTAATTTTGATTGAATTATTCATGGATAAAGTAACTTCAATTTTTCTTGGTGTTATAGGAAACTGTATCGGATTTCCAATATAGCCATCACTAACACATTCTTTCGTATACTTTAGTGGATCCGCACAGAATACATTAAAACTCGAAATAATCGAGTTGGAGTCTCCTGGAACAGTATCAGTTGATGTATAGCGACCGTAGTAATAATAATCTAATTCATCATGAAACCTAATTTCCACGTCTTCATTCCGGTATAAATAATTCAACAGTTCTTTGAATTTAAACTGTAGTTTTTCTGGATCTCTGTCTTCCAACTTGTATGTTATTTTTAGTGTTCTTGAAGGTATTTTCTGATTTGTAATGATTGAACCAATTTGTATATCTTGCTGTTCAACTTCTACAGAAAGCATTTCTCTACCTTCCACCGTGAGTGTTTGATACCCCTCAATCAAATCTTCTAAATACATTCCATCGTACATCATGGCAGACGTCGGAAGGAATCGTTTAGAACTAGTGAGATTAATGGTTGTATCTTTGAATGAGTACATTTTATTTTCTCGCTGATCCAAAATATTCCCTCCTAAAATTCTAGATTAATGTCTGCACCTTCGCCCATAGCTTGTGCAATATCGTCCAAAAATAATCTAAACGATTGTCTTCCAAGATTGAATTTAAATACAGCTGGTTTAGTAGAGCCGCCCATATTTACTTTATGTTCAACTTGTGCACCAATGTTTTTATTTGCATTTTTCAGATTTGCAGCTATATCTACATCAGGATTTGCATTGAAAAGTTCCGCGATAAAGTCCGCCATACTTCCAACAGTATTTTGTACGTCATTGAATCCTCCTGTCAGTCCTTTATTCAGACCGTTCATAATAGCCTGACCAGCTGGAATCAATAGCTTTCTATCGTATTGGATAGGTCCTTTGTGTTCACGAATCCAATCACCGATGCCTCCAACAAAATCTTGAACACCTTTCCACTTCTCTTTCAACCCATCAAACAAACTACTCATGATAGCTTTACCGGCTTCTAACAAGTTAATATTTTTCAGATTGTCAAACCAGCCAGTTACTTTGTTAACTGTGTCACTAACAGCATTTACTAAATTGTTCCACGCTTCTTGAGCGCCATTTACTAAATTATTGAAAGTATCTATAGTACCTTGTTTTAGGTTTTCCCAGCCTTGAATGACGGTATCCTTAGTTCCGATAGCTAAATCAATAAACCAAGCTTTGAAAGAATTCCATAAATCTTTCGCTCCTTGAATCGTATTATTAAATAGGTCGATTGTTCCTTGCTTTAAGCTGTTCCAACTTTTTATAAGAGTTTGCACGATATTATTAACCGTTTGGAAAAACCATTGTTTTAGATTATTCCAAAGTTCAATTGCACCATATTTTGTATCAATCCAAGTTTGAATTATGGAGAATTTTAGATTTATCCACATTTGAATTGCACTGTATTTAATATCAATCCATAAATTAGTAAAAAATAGTTTCAAATCAATCCAAATCATAGTCGCTTGATAAACTACTTCATTCCAAATATTAGAAATACTTTGTATGAATCCAGTCCATAAACTAACGGCACTATTTACTATTGCACCGATATATTCCGTAAATATATTTTTTACAGATGTCCAAATATTTACCACTGATTGGACAAGTGTGTTCCAGATTAGATCTAAATCCTCTTTCATTTGTTCGAAGTCACCAGTAATTAAATCTATAATAAACAGTAGCGGCGCAGCTATTAAAGACTTAATGATTTCCCAAGCATTTACTATTATGTTTTTAACCTCAGCAAATATACTTGTTATTGCTTTCACTATATTAGAGAACACATCTGAAAAGCTACTTACAAATGGACCAATATATTTTAGTATAAAATCAAAACCAGATTTGATTTTACTTGTAATTGTTTTCCATGCAGTAGATATAGTATTTTTAAACCCTTCCCATTTTTCACCAGCACTTGAAACTAAATCATCAATAACTGAGACAACACCTTCTTTTAAACTATTCCACATCTCTGAAGCAGAGTTTGCAATATTTGACCATAAATTTGAAAAGAACTCTTTTGTTTCAGTCCATTTATTCTTGATCCAATCTGCCGCTTTTCCAGGGGCTTCTTGAATTGTAGTCCAAACATTGTCTGCGCCTTCTTTAATGGACTTCCATAAATTGTTAAACCATTCTCCTGTAGATTTCCATGCATTCTGAATCCATTCTACTGCTGAGCTTACAGCAGACTTGATTCCCTCCCATAAGCCAATCCAAAAGTTTCTAAAATCTTCACTCGTATTCCAAAGATAGATGAAACCTACAACGAGTAGTGCTACCGCAGCTATAACCAATCCGACTGGACTGGTAAGAAAACCTATGGCGGAACCTAATTTCTTGAACAAAGAGATTCCGTTACCTAATACACCTAACCCCACTTTCATGGTTTGAAACGCTTTAACCAGCATTCCTAATGCATACAATACTGGCCCAATTGCAATAGCGATTGCTCCTATGGCCACTACTAATCTTTGAGTTGATTCTGGAGCACTTACAAATTTTTCTACTAAGCCGGATATGGCATCTGCTACTTTTTTGATGGATGGTGCTAGAATCTTTTGAATTACAATAGCTGCTGACTCAAAAGCTCCAAACATTTGCTCGATGGAAGAATTCATATTATCTTGCATGGTCCGAGCCATATCGTCAGCTGCACCATCAGAATCTTTCAGAGATTTTGTTAATTTGCCCAATGAATCAGGTCCTTTATCAATCAAAGCCATCATCCCTGATAATGATTCTTGCCCATATAGTGTTACTAAAGCATTTTGTTGTTGTTCAGGCGTCAGGCCTTCAAAAGCTTTTTTAAGTAATTCTACTTGAGTTTTTAAAGGTTTCATTTTACCGTCAGCATCATAAAACGAAACACCTAAATTATCCATTGTATCTTGCATAGCCTTTGTTGGCCTTGCTAACCTAGACAATGCTCCTCGCAACGTTGTACCTGCTTGAGAACCCTTAATACCTGCGTCACTCATAATACCAATAGCTGCTGCAGTTTCTTCCAAAGAAATACCCATTGAATTGGCTACAGGAGCAACATACTTCAATGCCTCTCCCATGTCTCCAACTTCAGCATTTGTATCCGCAGCAGCACGAGCAAATACATCAGCGACATGTCCTGCTTCACTTGCTTCTAAACCAAATCCTCTCAAAGCAGTAGCAGTATTTTCAGAAGCTAGAGCCACATCCCCTCCAGATACAGCTGCTAAGTCTAAAAGACCCGGCATTGCTTTCATGATTTCTTGTGCGCTAAATCCAGCAGAAGCTAAGTTTTCCATTCCAGCAGCTGACTCCTTAGCGCTAAAAGCAGTTTTTGCTCCTAGATCAATCGCTTGCTGTTTCATCTGTTCGAATGTGTCGCCAGTTGCTCCCGATATAGCTTTTACACGGCTCATTTGTGCTTCAAAGTCACCACCAACTTTAGCAGCTGCTACGCCTACTCCTATAAGAGGTGTGGTAATATACTTTGTCATTGCGGCACCAGTACCTTGCATCACTTTACCAACAGCGGTTGTCATACTATTTGAATTCTTTTCAAAAGTTTTAACAGCATCTTGCGCATCTTTAAAAGTCTTTACAAATCCACTATCTGTGGCTTTTAATAAGGCTTCAACAGAAAATTGTTCCATGATTTTCCTCCTTTCCTCAAGAGTTAGCTTTGGTTAGTAAGCTTTGGAATTTTTTATCTTGTTTTGAAAGTTCGGAAACTCCCATGATCGAATCTTCGATTTTTTGATAATTGAAGAATTCTTCAAAAGATCGATATACAGGAACTGTCTTTTTGCCTACTTTTTTCTCCGCTTGTACTTGCTGATTTGCCCACGCTAATTCGTGAATCAACTTTTCTTTGTCAAGCCAAGATAACTGGGCTGCAGTCATACGAATGTTGTATTCATATAAAGTCATTCTTTCGATATCTGAGATATTGTTCATTCCCAAATATCGAAAAGAATTGATAAGAATTTGTTCATATGCAAGTGCAGAATCTATTCCGCTTGTTGTTTTTCCGCTTCTTTCAATTTCTGATTCAGGTTTCGGACCGCTAACTTTCCCGCATTCGACTCAGCCAATTCTTTTAGGACTTCATCAAACAATTTTTCGATGTCTTTAACTTCATCGATGTAATCATCCATTTCATCCAACGTAATAGTTTCTTCTTCTGTTCTATTTGCTATTTCTAAGACTCGTGACAACGTGTTGACATTATAAGAACGTAATTCCGGTAAGACTTTTGCTGAGAGTCCCATTCCGAATTCCATATTTCCATCGATGAAAGGCATCACTTTGTCTAATTCACGTACAAATTTAGTGCCAAATTTAAACGAATATTCTTTACCTTTAATTTTTAATTTCAATGTTTTTCATCCTCCTAAAATAAAAAAGAGAGCATCTAAGCCCTCTTATTTTCCTGGTGCAGTTGCTTTCACGGTATCTTTGAATGTATATTGAACGACAGCAGCTTGATCTTCTGTCAAGGTTGCATAACCATCTTGACCAACACCATTTACTGCAAATGATAAACTTAATTCAACGTTATCCTCTGCAGCAGCCGATGGAGTAAATTCAGACACATATGCTTGGTAATAAGTAGCTTTGTACTTATTTGCATTATCATCTGTTCCCTGTTCTGCTTTGTTGATTTCCCAAATTTCAATGATATCGCCATTTAATAAGGCTTGTTTCATTTCATCTACATGAGAATCGCCTTTGGCAACTATTGAAGTAGCCGAAAAATCATATTCAACTGGGCTTAAACTTTGAACGTTTCCGTCTTTTGTCACTGTAGAGTCTGAATCTCTTGATAAACCATTTTCGTGTTCTGTTTGAAATGCCATTTTCCAAGCAGCTTCCTGAGTTTCTTTTTTCAATAAGCGATAAAGCAAAATGACATCAATACCTTTTAATGCTTCCATGTTCTTCCTCCTATCTAATTCTAAATTCAAGTGTGACAACCGCCCGTTTTAGCGGTGTATTCGTTGTTGTATCATCCATCACTTGAATTCCACTTGCTTGATAATTTAAAGCCCAACAATAGCCTTCTGTGGCTTCTATTAATCTAGCTTCATTAAAAAGAGCAGATGCCATATCTGACACCTGCTTTCGTTTCTTCTGTAATCCCCAAACGGATAAAACCACAATCACAGACCCTTTAATGTCAGTTTTATTCACTTCATGGATTGTCTGAGTGTTCTCAAATTCCACAAAAGGATAACCAACATCCTCTAAAGTTTTGTAATCGTACGTTTTATATCCAAGTTTGTTTTGGGATATTTTAAAAAGTTCATCAAAAATCGACTGATCTCTTGTCTTAATCATCATTTCACCAAGGCTTTCATTTCAGCCATAAATTTGACTTTTTGATAATTAAAAGCTGGTCTAACGTAGGGCCGGGCCGACATAAAGCGAGTTCCATATTCTACATAAGGAGCATAGTCTGCTGTCGATCCTACAATACCAGTTAAACCAGCTTCTAAAAGATTCATGTTTATTGATCTTCGTAAGTATCCTGTATCCACTGGCGCACCTTTTTGCATTCGTTCAGTCATTTCAGCAGTATTGCTTTTCACGACTTTTTGAACGTCATTAAGCGTTGCTACTTTTTTCAGGTGTCGCATCAGCTGATCGATTCCTTTATATTCAAGTTGTGCCTTCATCAAGAACCACCTCTTGCACAATCAAACTATTTCTATATGCTGGATTTCTAGCTGTTGTTTGTTGCCAAGTCTTTCCTTCAATCTCGATATAGTCAAATGCAGGGATAGAAAAAAGAGGCTGCGTCCTAATGACCTTCGCCCCTTCTTCCACACTACCAAAAATAGTCACACTTCTATCAGTGCCAATATCTGTCACGTTTGCCTCTGTTCTTGTTCTTTCTGGTTTGCCTTCAACCCACTCACCGAGATCTGGATCATATTTAGAGTCAGATGAATGTTTAACAAATATAATTTCATCTGTAAATCTCATATAAATTTAAACCTCCCTCGCTTTGGCTTGTACAACTCTTCCTGATCTTTACGCTTAAATTCGTCAATCTCATTTTGATACTCTGAAAAATCCGAATCAGGAAAAGCCATAGATAAACCTTCTTGAGAATATGACTGCATACCTTCTTGACCAATTCTATTGAATCTTTTCAACGATACTTCATATACAACTGTTTCAAATTCTTTAGGAACTTCTTGCGTATTTAACAAGGTTTTCATACGCTCATTCGTTCTTCGCTCAATAACTTCAAGCTTTTCATCTAGTGTTCCTTTAAGAAGTTTTTTAATATCATCTGCAATCATCATATTTTTACTTCCTAACTAGCAGGTTGACCTGTCACATTGATTGAAGTAGTGAATTCTCCAGAAGTAAATGTGAATGTTGCTGACCCTTCTGCTGCAATCGTTCCATCAAAACCACCATTTTCATTTTTGGTCACTGTTGCAATAGCTCCATCACTTGAAGTTGCTGTAGTAGCTGCAACAACAGCAGCTGCATCGCTAGCATCTGCAGGCACAGCTGAAATAGTAAATGTTTTAGTATCGCCTACTTTACCGGTCCATGTCTTTTGATTTGGCACAATACCGGTAGCAGGCGTTACGCTTTTGGGGAAATCTTCCCAAATGCTTCATCTTTTACAATCATAAATCCAACATCCATTGTTGCACGCAAAGCAATCAGTTCTTGCTCAAACAAGTTAACTGGGGTTCCATCTTCATTAGTTAAAGTAGACAATTGGGCTTCTTCAGAAATCTTAAATGAAATATTATATGGGATTCCATAAAACATGTAATTAAAGTCTCCAGCGTAAAGAGTTCCTTTATCTAAAGACTTAAGGTCTACTATTGGTAATCCGTCAATTGTATTAGCAGAGCGATCATAAATAAACTCAACATTTGACCCTACTGTTTGAGCTGCAGAACGTAATTCTGTACGATTTTTTCGGTTTGAAATAAACGCATTAGGTTCGAATTCATTTTCTGCTAACTTGTCTTCTAAGGCTAGGATATTATCATAAGTCAATCCGCCTTCAACCACATTCCCCGCACTAATAACTGATCCGTCTAATGACTGAGGAAATGGGTTTTCTTTATTTAATAAGGCAGCTGCATCAAATTTTTTATAGAAAGCTTCAGCAATTTTTGGCTGCATCTCCTCAAAGAAATCTGATAATTTATAATTTAAATATTCACGAGAAACCGGAAGAATGACACCGAGTTTTTTTGCAGTCATCGTAGCTTGCATCCATTTAGGTTTAGACGTTTTAATTTTTTCACCTTCGCCCACCCAGTATGCGCCTGGTCCTTCTGCAAAGTATTCAAATTTCTTTTCTTTGTCAGTCATTTCTTCGTATTTTGCTAACTGCATGATCTTAGAATTTTCCATAACTTCACTCAAAATGAGCGTATTATATTTATCAGGAATTTTTCCCTCTTTCGTTTCATATACCAAGACATTATCTGGATCCCATGTTTGAGCAAACATTTGCAAGTTCATTGGTAAAAGTTGTTTCTTTTTCATTAAGTTTTCCTCCTATTTTATAATTCGATTTTTAGCAGCTAGTTTAGCCACTGTTTCTTTAGTATTTTTCGATGCTGTAAATTGTCCACCTTCATTTGGTGGTGTTTGTCTTGCGTTTTCTCTCTTAATCAAAGAAGCAAAGTTAGTGATGACTGCTACAGCTTGTTTTGTGGCATCTGCATCATCAGAAACAATCAGACCAAGTAAATCATCATCGTGTGGTAAATTTGCATCTGTCAGCATTTTAGAAGCTTCTTTCGTCATTTCAGATAGTGCCTGTCCACGCTTTAATTCAGCGATTTCAGCTTCTTTTTGTTCCAACTCATGCTGTAGTTTTTCTTCCGCATTCATTTTTGCCAGCTTTTTAGCTTCTTCTTTTTTTGCTTCTAGTTCTTTTTCCCACGCTGCTTTTGCTTTATTCGTCTCAGCAGCGATCATTTTCGCTACTTCATCACGAGAAAATGTTTTGCCAGTATTGTTTTCTTCTTTTGCTTCGGTCGGTGTCTCTTGTGAGCCAGCTGGTAGGTTTCCTTGTTGTCCCTCATCACCAGATCCACCATCTCCTGGTTCAGAAAAAAATTGTAAGTTCATTGGCATAAATAAACGTTTTTTCATGATTAATCCTCCACGGTTACGCCGCTACCCGATAAATTAACTAGTTACGCCAGTCAGTCGGAACAGCTTTCTCTTTAGTGCCTGTAAGCAGTAAGAAGGCATAATAAAAAGCCGTTAGCGAATGGGCTAAGGCTTAGTTATTGGCGATCAATATAAGGTGCCGTACTACATCTGCAAAATGGATGCATCGGCGCACAGTTTAAACCAGGCGACATATCATCAACACGAAACGTCTTGTCGTTCAATGGTAAGCAAATTCTGCATGCGGTAGGCTCTGAAATGAAAACAAACTCTTCAAATTCCATGTCCAAATAGCTTTGTTTTTGAATCCCAGTCTGCACTCTTGTGGTCTCTGTTACCATCAACCGTTGCGTATTAAATTTAGTATTCTCTCGCCCTTCTTGTGTAAGATATTTGGCTAATTCTGGCGCTAATTGCTTAGGATTACGTCCCATCGTCACACTGCGGACAAGCAATTTATCTAAATCAGACTTAAGTTCTGCTTGATACATCCACAGGTTGTCGCTAAATGTTGCGAACCCTTCTGCTTTAAATGAACTGTTCAACACTTGCTCCACACGCTTGCCGTAATCGCTCTTAGAAATAGTCATATCCAAAATGCCGGCTTGCCGTTGTAATTCTTTCAATCCAGCTTTAGTTAGTTCGTTTGAAAAATATTTGTCTAAATCATCGAACGTAGCAATCAATTCAAGTCCTATGTTTGCTTTTAACAATTCCAAGCGATTGACACGCATTGTAAGGTTGTATAGTTTCAACTCCTTGTTTGCTGTAGGAGAGAAGTCTTTTTCTTTAACATATTTTTTAGCTTTACGAGCAAATGCCTTAACGTCCATTTCGCTTGCACGCTTCATGGCTTCGCTACGAGTGATTTTCTGACCGTTTGAAAAACTATCCCACTGCGCATCTATCTCTTTCTGTATCGCATCCTGTGCGTATTGCAATCGCTTCTTGATTTCAGCCATGCGAGATTTATCATCTTTAATCTGTTGCTCTTGCCACGCCTTTTCCCTTTTGATGAAGTAATCTTGTGATTTCACTTAATCACTCCTCGATGATTTCGTAGGTCTCAAGAAAGATATCTGGTTTGCACGGATAAAATTCACCGTGAACGCCTTTGATGATGTAATCACCATCAGATATTTCCATTGTGCCTTCTAATGTTTCAATACCAGGTAATCCATTTGGCATATTATTATGGTCAACCCATGCTTCACCAACAAATTCTTTGCATTTGCGATATGAACGTGCAGATAGCATTTTAAGTTGCACAACCTCGACAGTAACTGGTTTTTTACGTGCTTTCATTTCTTATCCTCCCTACCAATAAATTCTGACTAATTCAAATTGTGCGTTTATCGTATACTTATCTTCGTAATCTTCAACAATAAAGCCGCCAGCTTGAAACTCTTTACGAATTATCATCCGTGATAACGTCTTTCTCGTAGAAAACTTCATTCCTGCCAATCTTCATAGTTTTAGCAATAGCATCTTTGATTTTTTCGCTATCCTTCTTTTGGTATTCGTTCATCATCTGTTCTTTGAGATTCATTTTTAAACCTCCGCATCAGTTTCTTCGTCACTATCAAATACACCCTTGACTGTTGACGATTCAGCATTTACTCGTTTCAACTCTGCCTGTACATCTGGAACAAAAGAAGCGAGTCCTAAGATCGTCTCTTGACTGAGTTCAGCTCCAGCATCAACCAAAGATTTCAACTCTTCCAGAATGGCTTTAGGTAGATTAGGCGTAAATATTACACGTAAGCCTTTCAAATCGGAGTTATCCATTTCAGAAATACTTGATTTTAGGCTAAATAAAAGACGATAACGCCGCATAAGGCCTTTTTTGAATAGCCTTTGCTTTGTTGCCGTCATTTGTTCAAATCCAAATAATTTATATTTCATTGCTTCTCCCGATTGCACTCCGGAAAAATTGTCATCAGTAAGATCAGGAACCATGGATATTTCGTGGATATCCTTGCGTACTCTGTCTTTGTATGCTTCTACACCGTTCACATCATATTGTTTATAAATATATCCTGCAGTCACACTTGTTTTATTACCGTTCACATCAGTTCCAGATTCAAGCAAAAGCATATTCGCTTCTTTCTGTTTGATGGCGTCCTCTGTGGATAGTCCTGCTGCTTCAATATCACCACTAATAACTAAAAGAGCATCGTTTAGATCAGTCATATAGTTGGCGGTATCAGACTGCCCTGCATCGTATAGATCAATCAAAGATAGTACATCTTCATACAAGCCCATCCGAAAACGATTAGGAGAATACTCTGTAATAGGTACCTCTTTATATTCATGCGGTTCATCCTGGGGATTTTTTAACTCAATTGCTGTTAGTGTCGTCTCATCATAAGTGATACTTTTTTCTTTTGTGTATACGATTGGTTGAATGTACTGTTTATCAGCATCCTTGTTGAATCTTGTCTTAGGATACCGTACAGCCAAAATAGGCTCTCGTTTTACTGTAGTATCATATACAACAAACGTTTCAAATACATTAGCCAAATCAACATAATCTGTATCATCTGAATCTCGATAGATAATCTCATAGGCTCTCCCATACTTATCCATATCAAGCCAGAGTTCAGCATTTAACCCATCTATGTCATTATTAGTATTAAACTCTTCGATTTCTTTTTGTTGATTTGTGTCCTCGATTTGCACTTTTATAGGATTGCCTGTGTTGTACCCAACATCAAACGTACAAAGAACTTTTCCAAAGTTATGTGCTGATCGGTGATCCGCTTTTTCCTTTTCTCTACGCCTACGATTATCCATGATATTTGTATTTCTAGCTTTGTAATAATCATCTAATACACTTAGCCTTTTTACCTGATATTCATGATGATGTTTTATCATTGCTGCTAAAGTATCTAAATCGTTAAGTAAATCTTCTGCTGAGCTAAATCTATAGTGAAGATTGGAATCTACGCTAAACTTTACATAATTTGTGTTCACGTCGTTAGAATAATGTATATCAGCACCGTATTCAAATTCGTTTACCTTATCCATTTCTCACACTCCTTAAAACATTCTTCTGATTTTGTTCCGCTGCTCTTTAGTAACGGTTGATTTCTTTTTGGCCCACATGTCTTCGTTGAAGGCGTATCTTGTCGCATCAATCGTATGGTTATCTTTATCCTCTAACCTTGGCTTAGGATTTCCATCACGATCTGTTTGATAGTCGATGTTCTCGAATTCCTTAGCAATATTCGGAGTGCGTAGTGGATCAATACAAATAAAAGCCAAATCATCTAGCCACTGTTCACCGTACTCAACAGAATCAGGTCCTTTTTTCACGCCTTTTATTCCTTTCATGCCATGTTCATTAACTAATTCAGCATTACTCTTTGGCTCTGCGCTATCTGAAAATATCTCCTCATTTTGGTAACCTTTAGATTTAGCTTTGTTTGCAAATTCTCTATTGCTGATCTTCACGCCGTAAATTTCATCTATTGCATAAATACCATTTTTCTTCTTGTCATAATGCCATCGAACGAATGCTAGTGGATCAGTTGCATAACCAAAGTCTAAGCCGTTACGTATGTTATCAAAGTTAGAGACCATTTCATCTGAAATAGAACCTTTCTTAACTTGCAGATTGTCGAAGGGAACAACACCTGATCCAACTGCTTTACCATCATATTCCCATTCGGCACGTCTCGGATTACGCTCTCTAGTTGCCTCAACTTCTTTCAGAAATTCCTTAGAGATGAATGGATTATCCCGATAGGTCGAGTGATGAATAAAAGTGTTGTCTGGTTGAAAAGAAGTCTCATATTTTTTATTTACCCAAGATTGTTTTCTCTTAGGTGGATTGTAGCTGTAAAAAAACTTATAAAAAAGACCATCATCTAATTCTCCACGTAAAAGGGAGTTCGTGATAGTCGTGACTTCATCTTCTGTTTTAAATTCTGCTAATTCTTCAATCCAACCTATAGCAAATGGAAACTTGCTATCTTTTAAAGACTTGATTCGTTCTGGGTTTTGAGCACCACGAAATATCATATAATTCCCTCTTGGAAGATAAGTAATTTTAAGTGGTGACTTATTAAACTTAAATAGGCGCGATACTCCCTGCTTCTCAATTGCCCATTTCATTTGTTCGTAAATAGATTGCTCAAGTGTATTATCAACATAACGTATACCTACAGCATTCACTGCATATCTCATAAGTAACTGAGTAACGATATGCGCTATATCTGATGATTTTCCTGAACCACGCCCACCTTTACAAACTATATTAAGAATGTCTTGATTTAAAGTTGCTCTCCATACTGAATGAAACTTCGGCGGAAGAAATTCAGATAGTTTTTTAGCCATCATCATCACTACTTATATCATCAATGAAAGTAGGTATTTCAGAAATTTCAACTTTCTGCTTATCTACAAATGCTGCGTTTATTTTATAATAATGTTCAAGTGCTTGGTTACGTTCTTTGAAACCTGCTGAATATTCACTCACTTCACGCTCTATGATTTCGTTTGTATAAGGATCTCTCTTAACAACTTCAAAGCGTTGTGGTTCTCCTTTTGCAATAGAAGCAGTAATAGCCAAAGCTTCTTCCATTGTTAAATGCCTCTTAGTTTGAACTTCTTTTAGCTTCTCTTGAATGTAGTCGGATACTTTTCCACCTTTTTCCACCAATTTTTCTTGTGCGTTCTTAGCGTAGTTTTCTTTATAGCCAGCTTTCAGCGCTGACTGATAAGCATTGCCTGTGATGATGTACTCATCAGCAAAGGCTTGTTGCTTAGGATTCAACTTACTCATTTTCCATCACCACCTTTGTTATATGTTAATGATATTTTTTTATATTTGTCTGTATGTTCTGCTCACTAAAATATCCATGGCCACAGTAACGAAGATTGTACTTATCGATCTCTTTCGGTGTAGCTTCTCTGGTCATTTCAATGATGGAGTACTTCTTTTTGATTTGGACTGACCGAACCACTCTTATTGGATCATCTGCGTTTGGTTGTGGGTACTTATTTGTTAGTGATATATACCAGTAGTTTCTCATTATGCATCCCCCTTTATGTAAAGAAAAAGCCTAGAGTGTGCTAGACTTTAATACATTCATTTGATTTTTTGAGATAAGTATCTACATAGATTTCACCTTTGTCCCCGTTCAACGTAATTTCAAAATACGGTGCTCCTTTTAAGCTAGCGCTAACTAATGCTTTGCTATTCTGTAGTGTTTTACACGACCATACAACGAATATATCAAACTGAGGAACTGCACCACTTGGGTCTGCAATCTCATTTTCAATTCTTTCGCGCACAATAGCCTTGCATTTTTCGATAAACTTCTCATGATTCATTTTCAAAATCCTCTCTTTTCTAAAATAAAAAGACCACTCAAAGAGTGATCTAATATGTAATGCACAGGCAGGGACGTTTCCGATCCTGTGCTTGAGACATTTGACGATTCATTTGTACCGAATCCCAAATCTCAATCTAACCTAACCAGTTATGTAATAGCAACCTACACGCAGACAAGTCTGATACTTCCTGCACCTCACCACTGCCACATCCCTCGGTTGCTAATTGACAGGTGCATCAGTTGAGGTTCCCAGCTCTGACACTAAACCCAATGATAGGACATCTCTGTCAGATATAGTCCGTTTGAGTCGCTTTGCAGTAACAACTTTCCTGTCAATAGTTGTTATGCACCAGATATTGTGGGCGCTTGTGTCCCGATATTTAAACGTTTCTGAATAAATCCATCCACGCCCAACGTGCAGGAACGTTGTTTCAAGTCGCTGGCAAGGAATCGAACCTTGCATGGTCAAATCATAAAACGTTAAGGCTATCCCTCGACGTATTGACCTTATTTTTACGCGTCTACCCTTTCCGCCACAGTGACAAATTAATATTGTGAAAATAAATATTAAGCGTATAATTTTATTTATCAGTAATGAATTACTGAAATAAATTTAGGAAGTGTTCTATGAAAAGACAGAAAGTTCTTTCGCCTACCATTCGCAGTATTGGCTGGTCCAGCGATTACAATGTTTTAGAAGTAGAATTTATTAATAATTTCATTTATCAGTACTATTACATAACCAAATCTAAATATTTAAACCTTATGCACTCACCATCAATAGAAACTGGCCTATTATACTTAGGAAAAATTCATCCGTATAGAAGAGTGTTTCCATAACACACTATGAGTTATTTCTTTTGTAACTATTTTTAAGATGTGATAGGATTTTATTGATATAGTCACTAACCTGTACTAGCGGAAACTAGTGCAGGTTTTTTATTTTCTAGAAGAAAAACTGATAATGTTAATACAAAAACGTAGCAAAATTTTCATTGTGAATTTTTATACTACGCGTATAATTTTAGTTATCAGCGAGTGGTCCGCTGAAATAAATTAAAAGGTGGTGAAAAATTTGTACTTTGTTATAAGAGAAGCAACTAATGGCCAATATTACTTCGTTATTAAGTCCAATAACAATGAAGTAGTAGCAACTAGCGAAACATACTTGACTAAATATTCCGCTGAACAAACCATTAATTCTATAAAAAACGGAATCACCAAAGACTCTCAAGTTATCGATATGACTAAATAAGACGACTAACTTCATTTGCTAGGGAGTTCATTTCAGCTGCTTTTTCTACCAAAGCAGTTGAGATACTTTCTAGCTTTTCTGATTTAACAGAATTAAATACTGGCGTTTTGATACTAATCGATACATCTTGACGAGGATCAGGACTCGTTGCTCTATTTTTTTGCACCACTGATCTGTACTTTTCTACTGAATGATACTCAATTACTTGTTCTAAATGTTTTTTGTACTCTTTACATACAGCTTCTTTTTGGATCAATTCTAAACGTTGTTGCTCAATAATATCAATCAACCGTTCCCGATCCATACCTTGATACTTTATTTGCTCGACTTCCATTCGTTTTCCCTCCAATACATAAATTAATAGACAGCAACGGATGATAGATAATAAGAACAATTTAGGAGGAGTTGAAATTCACATCCTTATTCTTAATATTTCCGCTGCTGTCTATCGAAGCTTAATTGTGAAACAATAATAAAACGATGTTCCTTTTATTATTTTGTCTCAGACCTATCACAAATCTTTCGACACTACCATAATATCACTGATAAATGGCTAAAAACCGCCATCATTCCGCCAAAAAACCGCCAAATTATTTATACGCAATTATTCTTCCGTGTTTATACGCTTCTGCAAATTCTATTAGAGCTTCCGACTTCATCCGCTGGATACTTCTTTCTGAATAACCCACTTCACGGCTAATTCTGTAGTTTGAGAAGCTATCTGGCACACAAAAGCTATAGTAGAGTATCTGACGACTAATCAGACTAAGAGCCATCAAGGCTGCTAAAATCGCATCTCTTTCAGCTTCTATATCCATCATCTGAATGATTGCGTCTTCTGCCTTATTGCCGTGCTTCGGTGTCTTCGGCATATCCGTAATAATCGGCGACTTAATATCTATCAAAGAGCGACCTGCCATCCGCTCCAAACGCCGAAAGTTCTTCAGCACATCTCTCGCATTACATCTTGTCTGTTTGAAATCTACCTCTCGTAACAATTGCATCAAGTCAAACCGCTCCTTTTATGTGATATAATAAACTTGTCGGATTTATTACATCAGTCGGAGCGATCCGGCTTTTTTTATTTGCTCTTGATTACTTCCATGTCAACTAATCTCGCTACAGCTAAATTCTCTTTACTTTTCGCTAACCACTTGTCACATTCCATCGTGTTTTCAATGCGAATGATTGCAGAGTTTGACAGTATCTTTTTAACGTATCCTCTGAACGGATAAACGAACTCTTCTGCTTCACAGCGGACCATGTCACCGATTTTGACTTTTGGTTTCTTACGTTTTTTAGGATTCTTTGTCGGCATATCTAGCATTAAACCGCCGATACCGTGGCTACTAGCGTAAAATCCGTCTTTTAGTTTCATTACTCTACCTCCTCGTGATCGACAGTGACAAGTTCATATACTTGCGTTAATCCACCAAGTCGTCGTGAAACTTGGTTAGCTTCTTCGAGGCTATCAAACCATCTCGCACTTTGGAGTATGTCTACAATGAATAATGTGTTAGCCCCTATAGAGCGTTCATCACTTCTATAAAATTTATTCCCGAACTTTACTACATAAATCTTCATTCTTTATCCTCCAATAACTCGCTATTCTCGTATATATTTCCAATGACTTCGTACATGTATTCTTCAAACAGCTCTGTGTTAAAAATTCGATACTCTAAATCTTCATCAACAGTGGCACAAACTAATCCGGAATAATCTATTGAATTTTTGACAATACAAACTTTATTAACTAAGTAATCGAATCCATTTCGCACGCTGACTAATACTATATCCCCTTCAAATATCTCCACACCATTCTTATCCTTCAGTCCTGTTGATTGCATGAGTTCAATATCAAGAAAATCAAGAATTTCTTCAAATTGCTTATCTTCTACTAAATCTTCTCTCAAAACTAAACAATGATCATAAATAAAATTAGGTAACGCCTCAGCAATCACCCCATTAAGATGATTGATTAAAATATCAGGTTTTACCCACGCTCGAAATTGCAATAAACTCATTTTTTTCACCTCTGGCTCTTTTTTTAGCATGATATGAAGAATGTTCTTCAAATGTCATCAATTCAATATTCTCGGGTCGGTTGTCAAACTTATTTTCATTAATGTGATGAGCAACTTCGTTTTGTTTTAAGTATCGTCCTATTTTATTTTCTAAAACTAAACGATGTTCGCCTACATAACCATTTCTTGTTGCATTAGGATGATCAGGAGCGTAAATATACTTATATCCACTAATTACCACAAATTCTTTATGTGGACCTCTTCTTTTTCCTAGTTGTGAACATCTTTGGCTACAAGCAGTTAACCTCTTACCTTCCCCTGTCGGCCGTATAATTCTAGTGCAACAAACTGGACACTCAAACAACGAACAAAACTCTTCTCTTTTTCGATTATTAATCCTCATTTTTCCAATTCTTTTTATCGGTATCATTCGCTGTCCTCCATGTATTCGTCTAATATCTCTTTATATTTCTCTACAAATTTGAAACGATCTTGATGAAGTTTCTTGCTCCAATTTGTTTGCCGATCCAGCTCACGCATCTGATCGAACCCTTTTTGAATTTCGTTGTAATAAAATTCAATGTTTGCTGCTGCTTTCCAATGCCTGCTACTTCGCACTCCTGCTCCTGTTTCAGCCATTTTCAACTTAACTAATTCCGCTCGTTCTTTTGATTTTTTGTCTTTCTGAATCTTCATCATGATTTTCTTGAGGATGATATCACTGTATTGTGTAATGAGATCCATTATTTCTCCTCCACATACCTAAATTGTCGTCCTTTTGAATCAATCCATAAGCTCCTAGCTCTATCCCAGATAATGTTTTTGCTCAGACCAGTAATTTCAGATAACTGTTCAGCAGTACCTGTTACTAGAATTCGATCACCATGCCAGATTGCAATCTTTCTCGGCGTTTTCCGTTTAGGCTTTTCAGTCCACATTGATTTACCGATCTTTTGAACTTCTGCAACTATTTCTTTGTCTTCTTGCCAAGATTCTGACTTGGTTAATTCAGCAATTCTTTTCATTGCCGCTTTCTTATTCACGCTCATTCCTCCAATCGATGGATTTCCCTTCTTAAATTCTCTACATGCAAATCGATTGCCTTTCTCGCCGTTTCATTGACCATCACTGCCTTTGTTCGTTCTAGATCGTCAATTTCACGCTGAATGTTTCGAATACGCATTTGAATCACTTCTTCTGTTGTCATGACGATCCCTCCACGTATCTAAACGTTCTCTTCTTAACGTCTGTGTATCCACACCTAGCTCTTTTTCTCACGATTTTTTCGTGCAATCCTGTGAGACTTGCTAACTGTTCAGCTGTCCCTGTCACTAGAAGTTTGTCACCGTGCCAAATTGCGATTTTTCGTGGTCTTGGCTTGTTGCTCTTGTCTGCCCACATCGCTCTTCCAAGCCTCATCACTTCTGAAGCAGTTTCTTTTTCATTTTGCCAATCTTCTGAATAAGTCAATTCGATAATTCGCTGCATTGCCGCTTTCTTATCCATCCCGACATTCTCCTTTCAATAATTTGAGTACTTGATCAAGTGCGCTCTCACGTCCGCCATGAAACGTGTTGAGCCACTTGTCTTCGTACGACACACTTTGTCTTAAAGCTTCTTGATGCATTAATTCGATCTGTGCTGTAAATGTCTTTAGGTCCATCTTGTTTACACCTGCTCAAGTTCACTAAGATGTTTTTGCAATCCTTTAATGCAATCAACAAATAGTAATTTTGTATAAGCTAAATTTCTTAATTGTGTTGCATCGATATAGAGTGCGAAATAGTATCTGAGTTTACTCCAACTTGAACGATCATTCTTAATTCCTTCAATTCCAGCTTCTTCGAGTTGATCATATACGTCTCTCAGAATTTCTATTTCCTCACCAGTTTTATACTTTGCTATTTCATTAATTAGTTCTAGATAATCGATCTTCAATTTTCCACCTCTTAGAATGGTGCTTTTGATTGTCTATTAGCTCGTTCTAGCGCTTTTTTCTTAAGATAGGCTTCTTGGTCGATTGCCCATTCAGGAAGCTTCTCTCGTCTTCCTGTGCGCTTGTATCCACTGCTTGCGTTCTTAGATTCACTTTTTTCTTTTCTTGCCCAGCTTCGAATAGTTGCCAAATAGTTTTTATAAGTCTTACCAGATGATTCACAATACTCTGACAGTCGTTCGATTCGCTCTTGGTAATCATTAGGGAATTCTGTTTTGAGTTTCTCCATCTGCTCATCTGACAAAAGAACATTTTTATACTCTCCGTATTTATGACGGATGGGCTTAGCCTTCGATTTTTTCGAAGGCGGTAACTCTCTTATATATTCTTTTGTATTATTAAATGTATTATTAATAGATGTATTATTATCTTGATAGATTTCTGGGTGACCCCCCACCCATTTTTCTGGGTGACCCCCACCCAAAATTCTGATATACCTAGCCTCGATTTCTCTACTACCCTCTTTGTACTTCACTTCTCGATAGATATAGCCTTTTTCTTCAAGAGATTTCAGCCAATTTTGAATCGTTGATTTCCCTACGCCGTACTGATTGGCAAAGTACTCATTGCTAGCCCAGCAATACCCTTTCTCATTACATAAAGCTGTGATTTCTCCATAAAGAAGTTTTGCACTAGGTATCAAAGAATCGTCATATCTAACATTTGCAGGTATGATGGCGTAATAACTTCTGTGATCCACTTTTTATCCTCCGATTCTTAATTTCTTGATTGTCTCCTGATTTAACTTGATTCCTTTGATTTGATACTTATTTTTGAAATTGGTCACACCTATTTTGTGTTTCTCTGTGTGATGGATTCTGCAGAGTGCTGCAAATGTGTACTCTGAATGATCAACTTCTTTGCGCTTTCGTCTTCCTAGCGCTTTGTCAAAGTGATCGATGTCAGCTCCTGTTTTGCCACAGATGCAGCAGACTCTTTTTGTGATGCATTTGTAGAAGTAATATTCTTGATTCGCTGGTAAAATCTCATAGCCTTCTTTGAAAGGAATATGATGTTCAAAGATAAAATCTAGGATGATATTCGCTAAGATATTGGCATCGCTCACGGTTGTATTCGATTCGTCTTTGAGGCTTATTTCGCGCCCTGTGACACCTTCAAAACGGAAGTAGAAGAATTCCTTCCAGAAGTCCGTTGGCATGCCTGTATCGATGAAAATATCGCCTATGAGCGCATAGATGAAGTTTCTTTGCTGTACTGTGAACCGACGTGGATCAATAAAGCGAATTTCAATGACTCGATCGCCATCGTAGCCGTCATACATCGTCTTCAATCGCTCGATATTCACTTCTTCATTGATTCTTGCCACTATCTGGTTGCCTTTGAATCTTCTTAGTACCGCCGAGTATGAGTCTATTAACGGTTTAAACATTCATATCACTTCTTATCCAATTCTTTTCTCTTAGCTGCTATTGCTCGCTCCATCAAGGCGCATTGCTCATAGCTTAACTGTTCAATAGTTTCAACGTTATCAGCTAAGAGCCCTAATTTATCTGTCTGCTCATTAACATATTCGATTAAGGTTTTGGTCATATCTTTACCCATCTGCTCATTGAAAGCTTCTAGAATCGTCTCTAGCATGTTTAATTTCTTTGTATCGATTCTAGGTGGTGTTGGAATATCTTCCCCTTGAAATACATATAATCCCAGTCCGTGTAGAGCCAATGCTTTCACAAAGCATCGCTTCAATGAGTTATTGATTTGCATAGCATTTGGCTTAACAACTGGTTGGTTTCGATAATCTAAAACAGGAAATAACTCGGTTTCCGTGTGTCCTTTAACCGTTACTGAGACAGATACATAAGTCCCAGTTTCATCCATAAGAAAAGGTTTATATTCCTCAACAAGAAAGTCTTGATGAGTTCCAGAAACAACCCTGTAGTGTTTGTACTCATTAATAGTTACCGTTGCCTGTGGATCATTCTTTTTCATAATCTCCCACGCGTGAGCCCAAGATAAATAATCAAAATTTCCTTTTTTCTTGAGAATTTTATTTAACTTACGACTAAAAAGTTTTTCAAAGTTCGTTGTCCCTTTGATTTCACTCATCAAATTCTGCCTCCATTTCAGCAATGTATTTCTTACCTGGTCCGTAATAAGAGATATCAATCAAGTTATCTCTGTCGTACTCTTCTAGCGCATCAATCAAGCCATCTTCGATGACGTAAATATATTCAGGTTTATTCGAATGCTTCGATAAATGGATAAGATAAACATGATCCCAAATAGTTACAAGGTTACCTAAATCATCTTGATCACAAGCTAGTTCTTCATTCGTCAAAAGATTTCGTCTGATTTTTCGACCACTTGTTTCCTCAATTTTCGGCTTGCCCCAATCAGGATCAATCAAATATTGATCTAGAGTGGAAAGTTCTTTTTCCATATGCTAAAATCTCCTTATGATGTGTTTTCTTTGTGACTCTTTGCTTGCCGGCAGAGTCACTTTTTTATTTGTTGCCAAGCTTTTTGCTTATCAATATGTTGTTGGCTTAGGATGCTTGGTTTATTGTGTCTCCACCAGCGATTAGCAATTACCGTCCCTATTCTTAGCGCTTCAGCTCTATTCATTTTCATCACCGAAAAGTCTTTGTTGTCTGTTCAGTTGATCGATTTCCATGCGGATCGCAGTTTCTGGTAACCACATTTCAATAAATGAAACAGCATCATCGAATCTCTTACGAGGTAACTCGCCATATCTTGGGATTGAAAAGGTACGTTTAAATTCAGACCAAAATTTCGAGAATACTTTTTTGCTGATTTCTTCATAAGCTCGGCTTTCTTTACCTCCTAAAACTTCCATAACTTTCATATTTCCTTTTTGCTTAATTTCAAACTCTTGTTGTCCGCTAATTCGCATAGTATCTTTAAGCATGGAGACATCTTTTTTAACATCTTTCATTTCTTCTAGTTGGTAGATCATCATATCTTCAATTGTTTGAGGAACAGTATTCTTGCGAATAACATCTTCCATTTCGTTGAATGCTTCAATGTATTTTTGTTTGAAGTAAATAGCTTTCTTTCCTGTAAAACCCATAGCCAACAAGAAAAAACCATCTCTACTAATGAAGAAAACTCGTCGATTTCTGCCGTATGAATCTGGTTCATTACCTTCCACAAACATCTGTCCAAAATTGGACACATCTTTTTTTAGTGCATCAATATCTCTTAAAACATGTTGATGTTTTTTCTCGAAGCTTTCTGCCACTTGTAAGCTCGTAGTCACAGCTTCTTTATTTTTCAAAATTACTAATTCTTGCATTATTTCTTCTCTCCTTTTTGATATAATTCTGGTGGGGTGAAAACATGAGCAGAAAAATTGATAATATAATATTGTTAACAACTATTTTTTATTTAGTAATCGGAGCAACTCTTTCCTTACTGTCATTTTTGTCCAACAGTAGTTTGATTGTGTTAAATCAAAAAAGCATATTAACAGAATTTGCCCACATAGATTACTTCTCTTTTTTTAAAACTGGACTAATATGTTTATTTCTATCTTCATTTATCCTCTATATAGGAACTACATTTTGTCTAATGGTGCTTAATTTAAAAATGTTTATAATTGAAAAATGGATAGTTATTATCGCAAAGATTTTCTCATCGATATCAATTATCATTCCAATGACATTGACGTTTTCTAAAGAGCAATTTAACGTAGCTACTACATTCGTATCTTTTATAGCTCTATTTTCGTTTGCTGTTCCTAAAACTTTTCAAAGCAAATCTAGCAACACAAAGGTTAATGTAGAAAACACTGATAGAAAAAATGATGAAAGTTATTAAAAAAAATAATTCTTTCATTTATTGTCAAACCTTTCTTATAGACATTAGACTTTTTTAGTCAGTCCCTCCCGACTGGCTTTTTCGCTCTGTACTCAGCTTCATCAAGCCCCATAAAAATCCATACCATGTAAACAATCGTTCCTATCAACGCTTGCCTGCTTCCCCAAAGTCCTAAAGCGTAGATGATTAGCGGTGCGCTGAATACTAATGCTCTGTTGAATTTACCCATGTTTTTCCTCCTTTTAGATACTGATACAAAGCGATACTACTAAACCTCCACTCTCTGCCAACTTTCGCTGCTGGAATCTTTCCAGATTCGGCATCTTTAGTCAGCGTGCGTGTCGTGGTTTTTAAATATTCCGCAGCTTGCTTTGTATCCCATGCTTCATTCGCAATCTCAGATTCTGCCAAAGAAGCTTTGAGGTCTGAGAGGTTAACTAAAGCTAGTTGCTCCATTGATTAATTCCTCCTATCGAATTCTGTAATCACGGATGATTTCTAAGATAGTTTTATTAGCTTTTGGTCCACTCCAATGGCCATCAATAATTTGCTGCATTCGAACACGTGTGTATCCATATGCAGTAGCTAAATCTTCCATAGTTACTCCGTTTTCTCGCATAAACTTCTTGATTGCGGCACGTCCGTTATCTAGATTTGACATCTATTCACTTCCCTTACATATATATTTGTAAGTTAGAATGATAGAAAAACATATAAAACTATTGACTAACAGTATACAATCGTATACTATATAAACATAGTTAAATAAGCCTACAACAAACCATTTATTATGCAATCGGTCGCCAAACTTAATGCTATAAGGTGTGTTTTTAGTTTGCTTTTTTCTATCAAATTAACTTACAAACAAATAATAATACAAACTTATACTTTTGTCAACAGTATAATTTACATTTTGTATACTTTTATTTGTTTAGGATTGGAGAACATTATTATGACACTGTTTGAAAGGATAAAATCATTAGCTAACCAAAGAGATAAAAGCATGAAAGAAGTCGCTTTAGAATTAGGATTTAGCGAAAATCTTTTCTATCGATGGAAAACAACAGAACCTAAAGCAAGAGATTTACAAAAGGTAGCTGACTATTTCGATGTCTCTGTAGACTATCTTCTAGGTAGAGAAGAAAGAGAAATGCCTAAATTTGTGGATTTATCAGAAGACGATACTGTTTTTTCTTTTGATGGAAAAGAAATATCTAAGGAGACAATGCGTAAAGCGATTGCAATTGCTAAAGCTTTAGAGGAAAATGAATAGTTGGAGTGATGGGTTGTATGTATTTAAAGTTGAAAGAAATGCTGAGTGAGTATAATTTAAAGTTAATCTATATGGAAATGGAAGAACCAGGTTTTTATTATCCAAAACCAAGAATAGTATTTTTGAATGAAAAACTACACGAAGACAATTCTGAAGCTTTTCATTTAGCCCACGAGCTCGGTCATTTCATTGCTTCACATTTTGAATATTCAGTACTGTACGATAACTCTACAACTTTTCATTCAAAATTCGAAACTGAAGCTGATAAAATTGCAATTATGATTTTACTAAATATCTTTATTGAGAACGAACTGACTGATGAATCTCAGTTCAAATTAGAAAATTTCATGGAGTTCTACTCTATCAATAATAAGTTAAGAACAGAATGTTTTAATGTTTGCCAGTCTTATTTCAAGAAAAAATACTCTTATGCACAGTAAAAAAAAGCCCGTGCTGCAACACGGACTCATACCTCATTTCTGAGATCACAAATATATTATAACAAGAAATGAGGAATATTTAAATGGCAAAAAAAGTTATGGGTCAAGATGGGAAAATGTATAAAGTTAGTAAACCTTTTTACAAAAAAGTGTGGTTTTGGGTTTTAGCAGTAATTTTAATTATAATTATTGGTTCTGCTTTAAATGGTGGATCAGATAGTAATAAAGCAAGTGATAATGGTGGCGAAAAAGTAACTAAATCTTCAACCTCTGTTTCATCTTCTAAAGAAGAAAAAAGCGATACCTTCTATAAGATTGGCGACACTGTAAAAGTTGGTGATGCTGAATATACACTAAATAGTGTAGAACTAACTGATGAAAGAAATCAATTTGAAGAAAACCAACCTGCACAAGTAGTAAAAATTACTTATACCGTAAAAAATGATGGTGATTCAGATATCCCTGTAGGTACAGATGTAGAAGTATATGGACCAGATGACAAAAAATCAGAGACATATGCCAACGAAAATACAATGGGATCTGTTGCTCCAGGAAAACAAATGGATGTAACTGCTCATTTCACGTTAAACCAAACGGGAGAAATAGAAATCCACTTCTCTCCTTTAGTATCATTTGAAAAAGCAGCTATTTTTAAAGCAACTGTATAATAAATAAAAACACGCCCCACCGACCAAAGCGAGCGTGTTCTAAGAAAAAAACAAACCTACACAATAGGCTTATTCACGTGTCTATTGTATCAGAGAAAGAGAGTAGATTCAATTATGTCAGAAGTAACAGGATACTTAGAACAAGTAGACAATGAAACATATAGACTAAGAGCTGTATTAGGATACAAACCTGATGGCTCGGCAAAAAGAAAAAGCAAAACTATAAAAGCAAGTAGTAAAAGAGTAGCATATAAAGAATTGAATATCTGGTTAGAGCAATTCAAAGGAATGACTGATGATTCATTAGATTTATTCAATATAACTTTTGGTGAATTTTATAGAAAAATATGGCTTTCAGAGGCCGAAAAAAATTTAGAGCCAAAATCTTATCATAACTATAAGCGAATGATCGAGAATAGATTTCTTGATAAATTTGATTTTATCCCTCTAATCGATATCAAACCATACATGATAAAGAAAATTGTTGTTAATGCTCAAAGAATCAATACAAAAGATCCTGGAAGAAACTCTGATAAACCTTTATCAAGAAATACAAAGCTTCGTATGTTATACGCCGTTAACAACTTATTTTTGATGGCTAAAAATGAGTACGGAGCAATTAAAGAAAATCCTGTGGAAAATGTAAAAATACCAAAAGAAAAAGGCGTAAAAAAGAATATCGAAGAACCTTATTCGGAAGAAGAAATTCATGCAATGCTAAAAGCAGCATTTGAGGAAAGCATAGAAATAAAAACTTTAATTGTTCTAGCATTTATTACAGGAGCAAGACAAGGAGAAATTGCAGCTTTAGAAGAACAAGATATTGACTTTGATAAACAAGAAATAAGATTTCATCAGCGGATTTCAGAAGTAGATGGAAAATCAGATATTCGGTTGCTGCCAGGCTTGAAAAATGATGATGATGAAAAAATAGTAACCGGTCCTGCTTATCTATTTGATATGTTAGATGAATTAATCAAAGAGAATAAAAAAATTCGTTGGAAATTAAATATAAAGAAATTAAAACACTATTTTATATTTGATACAAAACAAGATGGAACTTTGCCACGTGGAAGTTATCTGTATAAGAAGTTCAAACGATTCACCAAACGTCACAATTTGCGTCACATTCGTTTTCACGACATTAGACATACATCAGCTACCTATTTGCTTAGCGATCCTAATATGACTCCAAAAGAGCTTCAAAAACGATTAGGACACCGAGATTTTAATACTACAATGAATGTTTATGGCCATGTCTTACGCAAAGAAAAAGATACGGCAACTACAGCGTTTGAAAACCTATTAAAAAAAGATATAAAATAA